GTGTTTTGTGCCGCTATCATTGAAATCCTTCCTCTAAAGTCTAGAGGCATTTCAACATTTAGTTCCTGTCCCCCATAAATTGGTATACCATTAGCAGAAGTTGCTGTTTGGTCAAAGGCTATATATATTATATCGGCAGCTGTTCCAGATTGATTTTTAAATTGGAAACCTTTAATTCTTGTCATAGAAGGTTTCTTTATAGATGAAGATGCGTTTGCTGCTCCTGTCCATTCATATAAAGGTCCCTCACCACCTGTTTGGTTACCATCTAAATAAGTTGAAACGGCTATAGTATCTTCTCTAACTTCAAACATTATTTTATCTGCATAGAAATTTATATTGTGTTGTGCAGTTGTTGTTAGATATAATCTATATGTAGTTGCAGCAGTACTTCCGGGAATTGCATATGTAGCTGTTAACGCTTTCCATGAAGCTGCTAGGGAATCTGTACCTGAAGTTCCAAGGTTTGTAGTACCTGCAGCATCTCTTAAAGTTAAGGTTACGGCTCCTGAAGCAGAAGCACCTCGATGTTCTAATTGAACTGATATATATTGTGGGTTAACACTAAATGGAATTGTTGGTGATTCCCAATAAAACCCTTCCCCTGCAGCAGAGTTATCTGGGTTTACTAGTAGTGATGCAGCTCCTTCTGATTGTTGTGCAGTACTTCTAGATACCGCAGACCCAGTTGCTACAAATTCAGTAATAGTAGTTCCTTCCACACCCGGATTCAAAACCCAGTTAGTTGCTTTCTCTCCACCATTTGCAACTAGAGAATATACATCTTCAGCGGTGGTACTTGCAGCATTTGAGATTGCTACGTATCTATTAGCTGGATGTACTGATTGTCTGGTAGAACTATCTATATCCCATCCTCTGTAATCCGTATGTCTTTCATTAGCCATAATTTATTATACTCCAATTATCTATTTATTAATATTTATGATAGCTACAAAGCTACCTAAAACAGCGGAAGTGTGTACAACTAATATTCCTATAGCCAATAGAATACTTTTCATTCCGTACATTTTACTACGCCATTGAGAGATATCATCGACTTTAGTTTCAACCTGTTCTAAATTCTTAGAGAGGTTTTCATTGAGGGCGTTTTGACTGGAAATATAGGAATCTAATCGTTCCATATAAACTGCTAAATTCACTTGTGTGTCCTTGTTGACCACTAATCAGTCCCCGCAAAATGTTTGTTTTCTAAATTAGTAGGGGGACCGAAGTCCCCCCACATGTATCATCACTAAACTTATGAGTTTAGGTCAGCAATTTTTGCTTGAGTAAAGATGTTCTTACATCGCATCTCTGCCATAGTGTAGAGTAATCCTCTAACAACTAGTGCATTTGCTGCGAAGTAATCTCTGTTCTCTACATACTGAGTAGGTTGAGCAACAGCGATTTCAAGATAATCTGTATCCAAAACATAAACGTTTGAACCTAGAACTGCATCAGCAGAAGAAACAGACTTTGGAACATCTGCATCTGGAAGAATTGGAATACCTTGATAGGTAGCCAATACTAGTCCAGTTCTTGTACCGGGGTAAGTTCTTTCAGCTCCTACACCCACTTGGTACTCTTCTTGACCTAGATACCTCTGGTTACTGTTAAGCAATCTTTCAAGGTTGAAGTATTGGTCGTGACCCAAAAGGATTAGTTTTGGTTCTCCACCATTCTCTCTTACTTTCTGAATTGCTGTATCAAGTAATGTCAATGACAATGCTCTACCTGTTCCTGAGTTATAAGAAACAGAAGCACCAGCGTTCCATGCACCAGCTGTTCTTCCAGCCAATGTTAGGTCATAAGCTCTTGTTCTTGCTACACCACCACCAACAGCGGCACCATCTTCTGAAACGATATCGTCAATAGAAGTCATACCTGCTCTTGAATAAATGTAAGCAACATCACCATCAGCAAATGCAGTACCTGAAGCAACAGTTACAGCACCTGTAGAGGTGTTTACTGCAGAAACAACTGAACCTGAAGTTCTGTCATGTGCAGTTCCTGAAACATCGTATTGAGCTACAGCATCACCAACTTTAAAGTGTTTGGCGTAAGCAGCTGGAACTGTGAACGATGTAGCACCACCAGCAGAAGCAATGGATGCTGAACCTGCTAATAGTTCTTCGTTAATTTCTTTGATGTGGTCTAATTGAGCATTTTCATTCTCTAGAGCCAAAACATCTCCGACACCACCTTCTAGCTGTGCAGTAAAGACTGACTTTACTGAAGCACCGAATGTAGTTGAAACAATTCTAGGTAAACTAGAAACTGTTTGTATGTCGGAAACATCGACTGTAGGCAATGAGCCTGTCTCTGTTACCGGTCTAGAACGACCAGAACCTCTATCAGTCCTGACCCTCCAACCAGCAGTATTTCCCCAGACCACCCTTGGGATAGCATTAAAGAATCTGGTTTGGTTGTTTAGAGCCTGCCAGACTTTTCTGCCGTATGTTGTATTGAATATTCCTGTACTAGAGTCTACAGTAAAATAAGATTGTTTCTGAAGGTATTCTGGACCGAATACAGACTGATACAAACCTCTCTGCGACTGTGCAAGATATTCCGATAAACTTGGGTTAGCCATTTTAAATGTCTCCTAATTTGTTTGTTTTATATTTATTACCCTAATAGTTCCCTAGGAATACCATCGGTATTTCCAGCTTCTATTTGAGTTTGCATTCTTCTTAACTCTGAGTAAGATAGACCTGCGAGTTGTTCTGCTGTGTCAGCACCTGCTGATTTTTGTAATACAGGTGTGTCATCAACTCCTAATCCTTTTGTAAGTTTTGGAGCTTGCAAACCAGTCTCTTCTCTGAATCCCATCTTTCTTAGTCTGGCTTCAGATTCAGCTGTAACAGCTTTCTGCATGTCAGTCTTAGTAGAAGCTAATGCTTTTTCCAAAGCAGCAACTTGCTTTTTCATGGATTTCATCTCATCGGACTCATCGTCTTCATCATCCATTCCTTTCTCTTCTATAGGCTCGTCAGCAGCTTCGTCTTCTGCATCATCCTGTTTGTAAGCCATTCCACCCTTCTCTTCTTCTTCATCTTCATCGCCATCTTTGTCGATTTCTTCTTCTTCATCCTCATCCTGCTTTCGCATGGCTTGGATTGTGTTTTGCTGGTCTTCTATTTTTGTAGTCGGTGTGACTCCAGATTCAGAATCGTCAGCATTTTGTGGTGTTCCACCACTAGCTTTCGCTTTTCGTTCTTTACCATCAACATCAAGTCCAGCTTCTGAGCCTTCTTTCTTAATGTTAGCGATAACTTCGTTTGCGATTGATTTTACAAGGTCGGCTCTTGCAGCGGCTTGTGCATCAGCTTCATTAGCAGCAACTAGGTCTTGTTCTTCCTTTGCCAATCTTCCATCCATTTTTTGTAGGACTTCAGCTACAGCGGCTAGAGCAAGGTTAGTTCCTTCCATTTGCTTTTCAATCTTTTCAGATATGTCTGCCATGGGTTTTTCCCTCCTATATGGTTTTCCATTCTTTTGTTTTGTTCCACCAAAAGAGGTTGGTCTAAGCCACCTCCGACCTGTTTCTATAGAACATAATATAACGTTTATATTTAACGTTACTTCATTATACTAAATAAATATAATTTTCCTACAGAATTATAATATAATTTCTTAATTAATCCTGTAATGGATTTGTTGGGGTGCCTGTAGAATCTAATTGTAACATATCGTTACGATAATCATAGAGAGGAACTTGAATAAGTTTCTTGAGTTTATCACATTGATTCCCTTCTGGGAGTGATGCTTCTACTAAATCTAATACTTTTCCCACCATCTTTGAATGTTTTGCTATTATATATTCTTGTGTTGGTGTTACTTTCTTTATATCAACCATGTCTTACCTCCTAAGCGTGTCCTGTACTTATTGCTATTTTTTTAGGCAAGAGCTTTCGTTCATTTTTATCTAGCCTATTATATACTTTTTTGTATGCCCTATGTATCCATTCATTTTTATTATAAGAACTAGGGTCATCCACATTTTTTGAGTACCAAGCTTCATTTCTTGTTGGTACTGGTTTCCATCCTTGTTTAAATGTTTTAGTGTGTGCCTTGACTTTTACTTTTCCCTTTGGAGTATTTCTCCAATGAGAAGGAACATTTTGTACATGGGGCTTTGTTAATGGAGTTAAAAACTTAGGGTTATGGACTGGAGCTGCATAATCTGTATCATACTTAATTATAAATCCATCATCCTTTTTTATAAGTGATACTGAATTTCTTAATTTACCACTCGCTACAGGAACAAGATTTTGTGCTTCAATTAACACCTCTTCTCCTATTTCCCAAAGCCATTCCTTTAAACCTTTTTCTATAGTGTCTTCTATTTTTCCCATATATAAAAACCCCCTTGGGTTTATTATACTAACTTATTGCAGGTTTTATTAAATCTGCCCAAGTAGATGGGATGGTGTCAACGAATTCTCTTTTAGAATCATCATACTTATTTAAATAAATAATCTCTTTACCCACAAATCCATATCTAGGATGCCAATAAGTAATTATTTGTTTTGGTTTAGATGCTGCATGTAATCTTTGTAATGCAAACTCATCAGGACCTTTCATGCAACCACAAATAAATAGTTCACCTGTTCCAATATCAACTTCATCAACTCTATGGAAGTGTCCAATCATCACACTATCAAAATCTACTTCTCCAAGTATATCCGTAGCATCTTCTAATTCAGCTTGTAAACTCTTTCTATATTGAAGAACTCCTCTTAATTTAGATATTGCCCCTGTGATTGCCATACTACTTCCTGCACCTGAGATAGAATCTCCATGCATAATTAATATGTTTCGATTATAAACCGGGAAAACATTTATAAAACTCTTTGGAATATCGAACTCAATATTATCTTGGTTCTTACAAAATGCTGCTAAGAATTGGTATAGTAAGTAATCCCAATCCATATACTTATCTTTCATAGGTGGCTTTCTAGTCATCCTACCATGATTACCAACTACACAAGGAACTGTAATCTTTGTAAAATGTGGTGCTAATAACAGTAAAGATTGGGCAATTAAGTTTGCACCCCTAATCATTTGTTCCATACAATTTGCAATATTAGACCTAGCTAACTCTTCATGAATATCACCACTAATCATATCACCTAACATTGGAATTATTAGTTCATTAATAGGTGCAATTTGTCTTCGATACTCAACATGCTTTAATACTTGGTTTGACCACCCATAAAGTCTTTTATTAAATATTTCAAAACTATAATCGTTAAGTCCTTTCATTTGTTCTTTATGGACTTGCTCCCCTATATGTGTATCAGTTAATGGGGAAATTACAATTTGTGCTTGATGTCCTTGTGGACTTGATGGATTAACATGTCGAATTGGAACTTTAGGAAGTGCTTTAGTATGTTCTTTAATTGCATCAACAATAATTTCTTTTTTAGCATCATCCTTAAGAGATGCTTGATAAAGTTTTTTGTAAAAGTCTGCTTCACTTTTATAAGTGGCTACCTTTTTATCTAGTTTAACTCTTGTCTCTAGATTATCTTGAGGAGGCGAGAGTTCCTCGTTGGGGTCTAGAACCAAGGGTTCTTCTTTGTTGTGCCACTTTTGAATTGTGGTTCGATGAATGGTTACTCCATGAACCTTTTCTAACCACTTCGCTATAGCTGTCCAAGTCGCTCCCAAGGCTCTTCTTCTTTTTATCTCTAATTTTACCTTCTCTGGAATCATATCTTCTCCTAACTGTTAAAACTATGGTTTTGCCACATATTAAACAATGTAAGTCCTTGTCTTCGTTTATGTTCATATGCCCAGCACATTTAGGGCATAGTGTATTCATACTATCATATTTAGTAGACATACTCAACAACCTATCCTATTAACTTATTATATAAATCTTTTCCTATAAATTTTTTAAAAGGTGATTCTTTCTCTTTAGGTAACTCATCATCATCAATTTCTCCTTGTTCTTTATCTTTATCCCCACCTTGATGTAAGTCATCTTGTGCGGGACCAGATTCCCAACCAGCTAATTGAATTTCTAATCCTGCTGGTGCGGCTTCGGATGCATCACCTTGTTCGTCTTTATCATTATGTTTAATATCCTCTTTATCATCTAAAGCTCGGATTTTTTGTTCCATATCTTTTTGTTCAATATCAGCTTGTTCATCAGGGTCGGCATCGAATTCAACAGGGTTTTGCACTTGGTCATTCATAGAAGTACTAGATGTTTGTTGTCTAAATTTAACATCATCCTTACGAAGTTCTTTAGTTACCCATTGAAGTAAGTCTACAAAAAACTTGTTGCTTTTTGCTTTTGCCATTTTTCGTTCAGGTGAATTATCTGTAATGAAATCGGCAAGTCTTCCAACACCACTTTTTTTCTTCTTTTCTGGTTTTCTCTTATTATCTCCATAAGTTGGGGTAAATATTCCGGAGTTGGATGAGGTAAATACAGTACCCCCACTATCACCAAAAGACCCGCTAGTTCCAGCACCACCCCCACCATCTCCTTCTTTACGAAGTTTCTTTTCCTTTTTATAGGTGTCATCTTGCCCTCTAGGGTTAGTTATCCAAGCCTTGTTTAATTTATTCTTCTTCATCTATATTTAGCTCGGTTGGTTGTTTAGCTTTAGGATTCTTTTGTTGTGTTCTACTAAATCTAGTTGGGTCACCAAAGATTGCCTTTTCTACATTGGTAATTCCTGTAGGACTTAAATTAGCAACATAATCAATTCCACTTTGTTCAAACCACATTTGGCTCATATCTGGGGTTACTTCTTTAATTAAAGGAGAACTAAATCCTTTTTCTAAAAGACTTTCAACCCAAGTTTTAGATAAAGTTAATTCATTCTTAGACCTTGCCTCAGCATATTTGTCTATATCTCGTTCTTCATCAGGTGTTTTATCATGCCAATCTGGAGTCTTTCCTCCTGTCCTACCTTTAAACTTTCGTTGTGAAGGTGGAATATGTGCATTTTGAATTACGTCTGGTTCACCTAATTCTTCAACTCCTAATCCTTCTTCTTCACCCTCTTCTCCTTGAGCCTGTTGTTGTTGCTCCATTTCTTGTTGTTGAGCTGCCTGTTCCATTTGGTCTTTCTGTTGTTGTATACCCATAGCCATTTGTTCTGCTTGCATTTGTGCAGTTGGTACAGGTTCTCCACTAACCATAAAGTCAGCATCCCAAAGAGGAACATCTTGTTCTTTTAATTTTATATCAAAACCTAATCCAGCAAACTGATTTGCAATCTGTATTTTTTGTTGTGCAAATGTTAATCTAGTATTCTCTGCCTTTTCTTCAGGTTGTGGTAATAGTATTTCATAATCGGTTACACCAAAAGCATCCAATAGTTGTGGGAATACTTTCTCATGCATTAATCGTTGGTCACCTTCAACCACACGACTCATAACAACTAGTTGTTGAGTTTGAGAAGACATACCACCAAACGCTTCTGGAGCTCCTTGCCATGCTGGAGTAACACCCCACATTGAGGCAACTCTTTCTCTAATTTCATCCTTAACAGGAAGATAATCCATCTCATTTAAACTATGGAAAAGTCTTACCATGTCTACCCTACCTCTTTGGTTTCTAGCAGATACTGCTACCATAGGTATATAGTTAGGGTCTAATCTTGTTTGTGCAGCAATATGTTCTCTTTCTCTACGTAATGACTCTGGGTCATCTGTAGTTACCATTAACATACTAGCGGGCATTTTTCTCTCGTAGAAATATCTATATAGGTTTTTATCCATTCCTACTAGAGTTAATGCTTTTTCAAAGATTGTTAAAATTGGTGACCATCCATAAGTTTCTGATGGTGAGAATTTACTTAAGTGAATAATTTCTTTATCAGAGAAATACATGTGTTTACTTCTATGATAATACTTATACATCGCAGGATGAAGGTCTACATTACAATCATCCTTCACACACTTACCTTGGGTATCTTGTACTATCTCTCTATGAATAGGACAAAGGTAATGAGCATTCTTTGGTAACCCAGCTTGGTCTAAGTCAAATTCAACTAGTGCTGGATTTATTCGTCTGATTTCTTGAAGTCTTGAAGATACACTTCCATCGCCATTATCTTTATATTCTTTCGCCAAATATAAAAAACCATCATCTAATGTGTTCACATCATAATGAAATTGTCGAAGGACTTCTTCTAGAGATTGGTCAAAAACATTACAATCTTTAATCCAATTTGTAACTAATTCTTTTTGTTCTTTCTTAGGATTTTCTATTTTAGGAACAATTGTTACACCTCTCCTAAAAACTTCTCCTGTAATATGAGAAACAGGACCTCTAATTTCTTCGACTGACATTGAAACAGTTTGTAAATCTTGCACCAATTGTTGGCGATAAGCCATTTGATGTCTTACCCATGTATTTACTATTTGGTCTAATCCAATAGTTTGGGCTTTACCTACATCCCCAGCAGATTTCATTACATCTAGTAGACTTATTTGTTTATTCAAATCAGCCATTTGTTGCTGCATTTGAGGAACTTGAGGTATATATTCAGATAATTTCATTCTTAATCCCTACTTAGTTTAGTCATATCCTGCATGGATACTAACTTTAATATATTATCCATTGCTTTTTCTTTTAACTCATAATCTTCTGAATGAGTGACATCTCTAGTAATTTCAGATTTTTCTTCTTTTAGTTTTAATATTTTCTCATTCAAGGATTGTATCTCTTGGTCTTTGTCTAAAATTATTGATTCAAGCTCAGCTTCACCAGTTCCAAAAGAAGCATTCTCTAATACCCCTAAACTACCAGCTGTTTTTATTAAAGCTATGAATTCTCCTTCTGATAATATTTTGACAGCAGTGCTATCATCAGGAACATCATCATCGGCAGTTAGCATCTTTAAGTCTGCGTGCCACATATCTAATATTCGCCAAGTACCATTATCGTCTTTGTTTGCTACGTATTGCTCTCCTGAATCAGAAAGCATATTCCCTATTGTCATAAAATGACTCCTTTTCTTCTTCTATATTTATATTATACTAAACTTTTTATAATTACCTATGCAATTATACATTTACTAGAACCACAATTTTTGCATGTTTCACATCCACCTTCATTTATAATGTGAGGAGAATTACAACATAAGTCTTGATTTTCTAATATTTTTTCTTCAATAGAAAAGCCATCCATAACTAATTGTTTATCTTCTTCAGCATTACCTTTAACTAAGACTTCCACTTCTCTTGACCCCGCTCTATAGACTGTAATCCCTTTACATCTTTTTTTCCATGCTAACATATATGCATTTTCAACATCTTCTATAGTAGCAGAGTTTGCAAAGTTAATTGTTTTTGAAATTCCTGAATCACAATTCTCTTGGAAGGCTGCTTGCATTAATACATGAGCCTCTGGACTAATTGAAGGTGCAGTTCTATATACATCTTTTGCCCAATCTGGAACTTGAGGAACAGTACTTAAGTCGCCACCATCAGCAAGAAAGTCCATTAAATCATCGGAATAAAATCCATGTTCCTTAGCATCTGCTTGAAAATACTTGTTCACATAGTTGAGTGTTTTACCTTCTAATATGTTTTGTTTCTTCCAAGCTAACGCAAATGTTGGTTCAATACCACTAGATGTATCAGCAATCATAGAAATAGTTCCTGTTGGTGCAACTGTTAATCTACAATGATTTCTAAATTTTTGATTGTCTACCTTATAGTAATCACTTTTTTCCCACGCAGGAAATGTTCCTCTTTCCATTGCGAGATATATAGATTCAGAATCGGACCAAGTTTGTATATTCGCCATAATAAGTTTACCAATTTTTCTTGCTTCTTTAGAATCATATGAAATCTTTAATTGAATTAATAAGTCAGCAAACCCCATAATTCCTAAACCAATCTTTCGAGTTGCTTTTGTCATCTCTTCAATTTCAGGAGTTGCATAATAGTTTGCATCAATAACATTATCTAAGAATCTAGTAGACTTTCTAGTAACCCATTCTAATCTTGACCAATCAATTTTCTTAAACCATTCACCATCAAGGTTATTCATATCTGATTCACTTTTATAAAATTTAGCAAGGTTAATTGAACCTAAGTTACAAGATTCATTTGGGAGTAAAGGTTGTTCACCACATGGATTTGTAGCAATCATGTTTCCATATTCTTGGATAACATGGTTATCTTCATTTACTCTATCTAGAAATATCATTCCCGGTTCACCATTTCTCCACGCACCCTCAACAATTTTATTAAAAACCTCTCGTGCATTTACCTTTTTAACGAGTGATAAATCTTTAGGGTTGATTAAACTATACTCCATATTATTTTCAACTGCTTTCATAAAATCAGAATCAACTCCAACTGAAATATTAAAATTATGTATATCACCTTCTACTTTTTTACAGTCTATAAAATCTAAAATATCTGGGTGGTATATTGACATAACTGCCATGTTTGCTCCATCCCTCTTACCTCCTTGTGTTATCATAGAAGATACTCTTGATAACGTCTTTAGGACTTCAATAGGACCACAAGCTATACCATGTGTTGACCGTATTCTATCTCCTCTTGGTCTAACATTAGATAAAGCAAACCCTGTACCCCCTCCGAATTTTTGAACCATCGCTGTGTCAGTAGCTGCTTTCATTATTCCTTCCATACTATCTTCTAGTGGAAGTACGAAACATGCAGATAAAGTTCCTTGTTCGGTTCCGGCATTCATTAGTGTTGGAGAGTTTGGAATGAATTCTAACTTTGACATCATTACAAAGAAATCATTTTCTTCTAAAGTAGCCTCAACAGGAAGTTTTCCATAATCTAATTCTATTTTTGCGATTGCTTTTGCAACTCTTCTAAATAGTCCATTAGGGTCTTCAATTACTTTATTATCCGAGTCTTTTAAAAAATATCTATGCTCTAAAATTACTTGGGCTTGGTCTGAAATTTGTGTTGTTTTACTTGAAAAATTGACTAACGTCATCTAGGGTTCCCTCCTCGGTTTTAAAAAATTTATTACTTTATTGTCTATATCCACAATAGAGGCATAAACCTCTTTCAGGAACCCAGAAATTTGAGTTACAAACTGTTTCAGCACATTGTGGATTCGGTGCTGAACTAGCCTTCTCCAAAGGATTAACAGGCTCCATCCCTAAAGGATTAATAGAGGTTTCCCCCTCCTTTGTTGACCCCTTCGTTTCATCAAGCATTTCTTGTTTGCTTTCAGGGGTTTCACCCGGACTGATAGCATTAAACCAATCTGTTGCACTACCCAAGTCAACGAACTTATAGGCAGTATCGTGTACAGCTTGAAGAGCCATAGCAATTGAGAAAAAGGCATCCCCATGTCCCATAGGTGTGTTGGGTGCCTTTAAATCATTGCTCACAGACAAGATTTGTTGCTTCTGTCTTTCATCCTTTATTATAGATAGTATACCTGAATGAACAAAGTTTTCAAGCACTCCAGCCATAGTATTTTTAGATTTTCTTGTAAAGGTCATAGGTCTCCATCTAGTGTCCAAACCTCTATCCTCTAATTCTCCACGAGTGTTGTCAATATATCCTGAAGTTAAATTAAAATTATCAGCCGTTTCATTTAAATATTCTATCTGGTCAGAGTAATTCCACCCTTCTAAAAAGGATTGATGAACCTGTTCTATCTTATCCCCTCGTTTTCTAAAAATAACTAAATGAGATGGGTGTCTTTTCTTGCCCACATCAAATCCACCAAACATTTGGTCACCACTTTCCCAGTCTGAAAACTCCTTAGTTGCAGGAGCGGACCTTAAATTTTCATCTTCACATTTTGAAATGTCTTCTTCATTGAAATAGGATACAGTAGCAAAGTGAGGTACCAGCATAAACTCTGAAGCAAACGATTTTGGTCTTGCTTTTTGTTGTGCTAATAAATATTCTTCACTCATTATCTCAGGTGCTAACACCCTTCGCCCCGGAACAGGGTCTAATGCTGGAAGAACCCTAGACTTGAATCGTTCATCATCTTGTAGTTTGGCTAACAAATCTCCGGGCATCATAGGTGTCCCCACCACAATTACAGGAGCTTCTTTTAAAGGTATGAACATTGATTCTGTCATGAAGTGGTCTTCTACTTTAGTTATCTGCCCCATGTTCAATGGGTTCTCTGGGTCTCTCAATACATCATCAGCAACCAAGGCTCCATTAACATGCATTCCTCTTTTGAAAGAAAACAGTCCACCATGCATAATCTCCATAGGTTTATTGTTTTTATAAAATCTAGCAGAAAAATCTGCTTTGGGGTTTCGATTGATAAGTAATTCTGGGATAATTGGATTCCTACTAACAACCTTATTTATCTCCGCAATATGATATTTAGCCATACCATCACTATAAGATAGATAAAGTACGGACATATCTCTAGGAGCCTTCAACAATCTCCAAACACTAAAGGCATGTCCTAATATTGTAGACTTAAAATGCCCTCTAGGTAACACCGCCACATAATTTAAACCTTCTGCTAAACATTCTTCAATGTCCTCAGCTAAAAGACTTACATGCCATGCTTTAAAGTACTCAGGATTATCATAAGAGTATGCCCATATATTTTCAATGAACTCTCTAAAGGTTCCTACTTCATATCTCTTTTGTTCTTGAAGCCCCCCAGCAAGTACGTCAAATGCTTTGCCTATAGATACAATGTCTTTGTTTGCCACTTATTTTATATCCTCTGAATTTTGTACTAATGTTTTTAATTTTATTGCTATTTTTTGTAAGGTATCTTGATTATCTATTTCCTCAACTAAAATATTTAAAACATCTTGTACAAATTGAAGATTAATCATTCCTTGAAGAACTTCTCTTTGACCTTTAACACCAATGTCTACGGCTCTCGCAGCATCTAATGCTCTATCAAAATGAAGCTCTGTGATTTCTCGTGTTGCTTTATTAGCAATAGATGTATAACTATCTAATTGTTCTGCTTGTAATCTCGCAAACCTTTGGGCTTCTGATTCTGCAATCTCTTGTTTTTTCTCAGCAATTGCAACAGACTTTTGTTCTGCCCACTTTTCCTTTTTCGCCCACGCATAAATAGTAGGTGGTTTAACTACTACACCATCTACAGATACTTGTTCAGCTATTTCTTTAGCAGTTAAATCTCCTCTTAGAAATAACTTCATAGCTTCTAATTTTACATTATCAGGAATATATTTAGGCATCGGTTTACTCGTATATATTATTTGAATCCATCGCACCATATCCTTCATCTGACACATGTTGCGAATCTATATTTCCACCCAAGGCACTCCCATCAGGGTTTAAAAATTTAGTAAAGTCAACTTTACCGGCACTCTTAGTAGATGATGTGAAACAATGAGGTACTTTAATTTTAGCTCCACCAGCAGTGATTACTTCTTCATATTTAATAGCAATCTCATTTCTAGTACAAATACCTCCCCAGATATGTTCTTGTTCATTTATAGGTTGATACCTTAAATTCTTTAAGACTGTACTTGAAGTTCTTTGGAGTCCTTTTATTTCTTGATAGTTTTTACATTTAGCATATTTACACCAAACAACTACTCCATGTTTCTTTTTTATATCTTCAAGAGTAGGTAACTTCTTAGGAAATTTGTCTTTATACTCTTTCTTTTTCTTTTCCTTCTTCCCCGGAAAAGCCATCTGAAATCCTCTAACTACTTTAGTTAATCCTCCAGCTCCTATCATCTAGACCTCCTTTTGTTCCATAATGCTATACATGCTGCATCAGCATAATCTTGTTCAGGGAATTTATCTCCCCACTTATCTATTGCACAATTCTTAATATCTTCTTTCTTTGCATTACCCTTACCAACAATTTCTTTCTTCCAACTTCGATTATCTATAATTGAAGTAGGAATACCTTCTTTTAATAAAAATGCCCACACAGCTCCAACAACATTTGCTATTGCTATTGTAGTTTTAGGGTTCTGTATAAAAATAGCTGCCTCAATGGCAGCAGAATCTATTATATCTATTGTACTTAATTCTTCTGAAAATTCTTTGGTCATGATAGGAAACCTTAAATCAAAACTTTTTTCCTTACTAGACCATTTATCTAAAGACAATAACCTCTCTTTGTCATCTATTAAAGCCCCATGAATAGCTAAACTAGAACAATCTAATCCTAAAAATTTCTTCATTGTTGTGTTGTTCCATACGTTCTTAACGCAACTATTCTACTAACTGTATTATAAGCAGTAGAATAAGTATTAAGCAATCCTTGAGTTTTTTTCATTAATGCTTGTTGTTCAATTAATTCTCTTTTTAAATCTTTTAGTGAAGAGTGTCGAGTAAGTATTTCTCCCCTTAATTCTTCACGAGTTGGTTTTTTCTTCTCTAATTCATTATACTCACTAGTTACTTTAAATAGAGCTGTGTTATAACCTTCTGTGAAGGCAGCTTCAAATGCCCCTACTGTAGCTTCAATAGTAGATACCTTAGTTTCAAGATATCCTTTATAGCCACCATATAGAACTAAAAAGTCTTCTAATTGTTTATTATCATAATTCATTAATTTAGAGAAATCTAAGTCGGGTCTTTCATCTAAATCAACTTTAAAATTAGGTAACCCTAAGTGTTCGATTTCTTTTTGAGCTTTTCCTAATGCTTTCATAGGAGTCCACTTTGTTTCTCTCTGTTGCACTTTACACCTTCACTAAAGAATTACTAATGTGTGGTTCAATATAATTAATAATTTCCATCACTTTAGTTAAATCAAACTTACCCTTTGAACGTATACCTGTCTCCATGTCAATCCAATTAATAATTTTGTCTCTCTTATCCCACACTTCAACTGCTTGTGGTAATGTATTAATGTTTAATCCCCCGGAGTAACCATATTTTCGGTCTCCAAAGTCTAACCAAGTATTTTCAAAAATTCCTGCCCCACTAGAAAAATCTTGAAAGACTGCAACGTTTTCTAACTCAAGGTCATACATAAAGTGATTTCCTTCATCAACTTGTAAGATAAACTCAATATGAGAGTTTCTTTTCATCTCATTAATAAACTCATCATTAATTTTATATTTTATTCCATGTGTATTTATTTGAGCTCTTGAAAAAATCTCAGGAATACTTTGTTCCTTCATAATTTGCTCTAATGATAATCCTTCAGTTACAAGTTGATATACCATTGGTTCACATAAATGCATCGAAAGATTCATTGTAGGTAAAGTCTTTTTTATTTTTTCTAAT